CTGGTCTTGGTCGTTTTGCTCAGTGGGTTTTCCATCAAGCAATGGGCTGTGATACGAAATTTAAGAGGATGAAATAATGGATAGCAGACTGACAGACGAGCGCATCACTAACCTGCTGCAACAGTTCAATGATGAAGGCTTCAACGATACCACCGACGATGAACTTATGGCGGCACTACAGGAGATTCAGTCATACCGCAAAACGGCAGGTGAGCCTGATATGTACCAGTACCGATTTTTTGACCAGAAACATGATAAATGGGGCGAATGGCACGACTGCAGCAGACGCGATATTGAGATGTTTTTCGCCGACGCGCAGATTCCTGATAGTGGGGTTCAAGTGAGAAGGCTTTATACCTCTCCACAGCTGGCGCCGGTAGTGCTGGATGCTCTTATATGGATGCGGAATATGGTTTCTGACCCACGCTCCTTACCTCGCCGTAAGGAGTGGGTTAGTGGTCAGCAATACAGTTACGTGCTTCTCGATAATGTTCAGGCAATGGTGGAGGAGGCTTGCAGCGCCTGCCACGCTGCTATGCTCGCTTCCTCGTCGCAGGAGGTAACACCATGAAACTGTTCTGGTCTTTCTGGATTAGCGGCAACGTCTGGTTCTGGATGGTGAAGTGCGTCAACGGCGGTTATCCCTTTAGTTTGTGGTTGCTGCTGGTGTCGATTGCAGGGCTGTTGCCTTATCTGCTGTGGAGGGTGTTGTGATGTCTTATTTCTGGATGCTGTATTTCACGACGGGTTACCTGTGGCTTGGATATTGCCACGCCAGCACCATGCGGGAGTTGGGGATTTTGAAGCGTTCGCCGCGCTATGTCGGTTTTCTGGTCATGATGGTGCTGTGGCCTGTGGGCGTCATGATGCTGCCTCACTATATTCGTATCGTTAAGTCTGAGGGGGATGAATGGTAATGGGCAGACGTAAAGTGATTTTCATCTCCGGGCCGATGACCGGCTATGAAGACTATAACCGTGCGGCGTTCAATGCGGCGGCGAAAGAGTTAGTAAATCAGGGCTATACGGTTCTTAATGCTGCGGTTTTGCCAGATGGTCTGGAGCATGAACAGTATATGCAGATCTGCCTGGCGATGCTTCAGCAGGCTGACGCGATTTATATTCTGGCGGGCTGGGAAAACAGCGTGGGAGCAAGGCGTGAGGTTGAGCATGCCTCTGCGCTGGGTATTGATATGGAGTTTCAGTGCTGGGGGGGCTTGAGTGCCTGCATTGCAGGGATACACAGCGATGGCCGTCGTTTCATGAAAACTGGTGTGCAGGCAATGCACGACTATCTTGAGTATTTTTTGGAATCACATGGTTCATCAATGAATACAGCAGATGTCAGATATTATCGGTTTTCTGTTGAGCAGTGTAAGAATTTTATTGAGGTGCTGGATGGTATCGGGGTGGCTGATGGCGAATCTCATTAAAGTGATCCACACCGGCAAAAAGTCGCTGGGATGGGATGATGAAACCTACCGCGCCGTTCTGGCACGGGTGACCGGTAAGCGCAGTGCGCGTGACTGTACGGAGTCGGAGCTGGAGAGCGTGGTGCGTTATATGCGTGGTCAGGGGTTTGCTCCGGCGGTGAAACATGGTCGTCGCCCGCGTGTTGCCAGCGGTAAAAAAGCGATCCTCGGCAAGATTGAGGCGTTGCTCGCTGAAGCGGGTCGCCAGTGGTCTTATGCCGAAGGTATCGCCGGGAAGATGTTTCACCAGACAAAGCTGGAATGGCTGGACGCTGAACAACTCGCTAAGGTGATGAATGCGCTGCAGTATGATGCAAAACGCAACGGGAGACCGGTATGATGAAATCGTTTGAAGGTATCCGGGATTTGCTGCCGGAGTCGGCTATCGCCATTGTGGATGTGATCGGGCTTGAGGCCACCATGCAGCTGGTTGAGGTGTTAGGTGGCGTACCGATGCCGGTGAATAAAGGTGTGCTGGCCCGTGGTGATACCCGGCTTGATATGCTGCGTCAGGCCGTTGGCGAGGAAAACACCCGCAAATTAATGAGTGCATTTGGCGGTGAGGAGATTTATATTCCCAACTGCTATCACGCCCTGCGGGAATGTTTCTGGCGGCAGTTTTTGTCAGAGTTCGACGCGCTGCGCGATGAAGGCGTGTCTGTGCTGATGGCGCTGACGCGACTCTGTCCGCAGCATAAGGTCAGCTACAAGCAGGCGATGAAAGTTATCTCTGCACGCAAACAGAATGCCCGCGATCAACCGACACTTCCGTTCGACTGAGTTTTCCCTCTCACCTCCTTTCTCTCTTCCGGGTCGGGCAGGTAAATAACAATAACCCTCGTCATCTAACGAGGGTTTTTTTATGTCCCGCTTTATTGATCTGATTGTCATTCATTGTGCTGCCTCGCCTGATGGCCACCTGCTGGGCAATGCCCGTGAGACCGCTGCGCAGGTTATTGACCGCTGGCACGCGGAGCGTGGTTTTCACCGTGCGCATCCTTCCATTAATCCTGAACTGACCGCCATCGGCTACCACTACGTCATCGACTGTGACGGTACGGTGCTTACCGGGCGCGGTGAGGAAGAAATCGGTGCTCACGTTGAGGGGCATAACGCGAATTCTCTCGGTATCTGCATGGTCGGCACGCGCTGTTTTACGGCGGCGCAGTGGCTGGCACTGCATGACCTTGCCGCCCGTCTGCAGGACAACTACCGCAACGCCACCCTGCATGGCCATCGTGAATATGCCAACAAAGAGTGCCCCGGCTTCGATGTTGCTGATTGGGTGACCGGTGGCTGTGTACCGCTGTGCGGGCATCTGTTCCCGGAGAGCGTATGAGCCTGCTCCGCGCCGTTCGCGACATGCTGACCGACCCGGACACCGGGGCGCTGTCGGCGTCTGTGGCAATGACCGTGGGCGCGTTTTTGGTCAGCAGTGTGGTCGTGCTGGATGCTGCCTTTAGTCACACCATGACCGACTACCTGTTTGTGGGCTATCTCGCGGTATGGGCGCTGCACTGTCACGCCACGCGGCTGATTTCCCTGACGCAGGGCAAGGCGGGAAGCGATGCGTAGTTTCTTTCCTGCGCTGTTGCTGGCGCTGGCTGTGGTCGGGTGTACGGCGTTGCCGGTGCGCCCGGTGCGTACCGCCGTTCGCCTGGGTACGGACCCGGACTTTGTGCGTCTGCTGACGCTGGCCCGTCACGCGAATACCGTCGATGGCTGGCTGCAGTTCACGGAGGCATTGCACCATGAGCACTGAAATGGTCCTGCATGTGGCGCTGTGGCTGATTGCGGCGTTCGGCAGCTTCATCATCGCTCAGGTCAAGTATGAGCTGCACAAGCACCGCTCCATGCTGGAAGCGATGCAGCGCGAGTACATGCGCCGGGATGATGCCTGTGACCGTATGGACAACCTGAAAGAGCTGATGATTGAGACGCGTGATCGCCTCAATCGCATAGACGAAAAACTGGACCGCAAGGCAGATAAATAAGGATTTATTCATGAAAAAACAAAGTAAACGCAAACATCGCCGTCGCAGTAACGGCACTGCTGAAATCCGTCTGCTGCAGGACATGAACGCCACGCTGGCGCGTATGGAAGACCGGCTGGACGTGGTCGGTGACTTGTCCATCAGACAAGGGGCGATTGCCGGTGCGGCGGCGGGTGGTCTGGTCTCGGTAGTGGTCTCCGTCACCCTGCTGTACCTGAAACTGCGCCACGGCGTCTGATATGGCATATCCAGCGGAAGACCGTCAGAAGGTCCGCAATGCCTTTATCAACAGCAACCTGACGCTGGAGCTGGTCGCGGCACAGGCCGGTATTCCTGTCTCCACCGTCAGTCGCTGGAAGCGTGAAGCAGCTGATCAGGGGGATAACTGGGACAAACACCGTGCCGCTGTGCTGATGGCCGGGGGCGGGATTGAAGATATCAGCAGGATGATCCTGCTGGGTACGCTCACCGAGTATCAGGTCACGATGGAGCGTATCCGGGAAAACCCGGACATTCCCGCCCCTGAGCGCGTGGACATGCTGACCCGCCTCGGTGACTCGTTCAGCAAGTGTATCGCCGCCAGCAAGAAGGTGCTGCCGGAGACAAATGAACTGGCGATAGCGATGGAGGTGTTGAAGATGCTGGGGGAACTGATATCGCGCCAGTACCCGAAACACCTGCACACCTATCTTGAAATCATGCCCGCACTGGGCGATGAGGTGAAAAAGAAATATGGCTAACTTACTGGATGAAAAGAAAATGTATGAGATGACGCTCCTTGCTATCAAGGGGGCGATGTCAGAAGCGACACCTGAGCAGCAGCAATCCTATGCAGCCTGCCGCCAGCTCATCGCTGAAATGATAGATAAATACGGTGATTACGCATTGGTAGCCCTTCAGGTGGTCACCATTGAACAACATATTAAAGAGGGTTAACGATGCGTTTAATTGAGATTTTAAAGGCCTTTAAACCGGGGATGGAAGTCCGGCATGAAGATACTCCCGTCACACATTACGGGATGACGATTATCAATCATGAAGGACTGGTCGAATTTTTAGCCTCACGTTCTCAGGAAGAGTTGCTGTCAGATGGGTGGCGAGTTCTGTTGCCTGAAGATGCCTTCTGGAGAACGCATTTACCCCCGGAGGGATTCGGTCACCAGTCACGATGTAAGGCTGTTCCTGTCATTAATGCAGCTGAACCTGAAAAACTTCCCTTCCGCTCGGAACACCTGCTGGCGGTACTGCGTCGGGAACTGGATATCCCGGACCGTCGCGATGTGATCGTACGTGAGCTGTGGCTGGCGATGCAGTTGCTGGCAACGCCGGAGAACTGCGCCGACTTTATACGGCGCAGTCTGGTGGTTACTTAACGGGGAACTTTGACGGTAACTGTTCTCGAATTTTTTCAATACGAGCCGGGTATGTAAACAGCAACTGTAACAGGTTATCGGTGAAGGCAACTATTTCACTGGCTTCATCGATACCGGGAGATTCATCCTCATGAACAGCATCATTACCAATAATGCGTATTGTATGTGCCCAGTCGGCCATTGTGGATGGGATCAAACCGTCATTTTTCAATGTATCAATCATGGCGATCAGTTTTTTATTTTTGACCTCCAGTATCTGCTTACAGGCGCTCTCAAGAATAGTCCGGCAGGAAATAATAGTATGTCTTGCCGAGCCTCTGACTGCCATAAGATCTTCCTTATACATACGTTCAATTTGCGATGGCAAATTATCAGGTATGGCGCTTTCACCACCTGGATAAATTTTTTCAATTTCAAATGATGGTCGGAGATTGGTGCCAACTCTCGAAATATCAATTGTATGAGCCGGAAACTCATGGTCAGGGGCAGACATTTTTGTTTGGCCTATCTGATAACCAAGTCTGTTCAGGAATTTATTAATTTCTGTGGGACTGGTGCCGGAAAGAACCGGGAATGGTTGTATTTGACCAGTATGAACAAAGTCAATCATGCAGGACTCCTGGCAGTGTCCGCATATAAAAAAACCGCGGAAACTTTTGTTGTCATCACACCAGACATTATCGCCTTTTGACGCTCTTATCATCCGCCGGGGGTTGCAGTGTAGAAGATGGAAGCTGTCGTTGTGATTGCAGTTATGGCACAGAACATTTTTAAAATAGTGGAGATATGGCATGAATAATCATCCTTCAAAGAATCATGCATTATTAGCATTACTTAATAATGCCTATGAGAATCATACAAATGCAGCTGAGCTGGAGAGTCATATTAACCAGATGATTGAACTGTATGGCTCAGCAGAATTTGCTGTGGCGCTATCGTATTGGCTATCTGTGCAACGAAATGCAATTAAGTGTATGAAACGGAAACAAGGCGCTTAATTAGCATGGCTAAGAAATTCTCCGGTAAGGACTTCGAAAAAGAGCTGGAAGCGTATTCTGCCAACCTTCGTCGTCTCATTGAGGCGGAGGGCACCGGACTTGATCCGTCGCCGCTGGCAGTCCTCTCCCGGCGCGAGTGCGTCATGCATCCGGTCAGCGGTTATGCGTATTTTGTGGAGAATTATTTTCCCCACTACGTGCAGCATAAGGACCGCAGCCAGCTGCACGTCTATCTGTTTGAGCGTCTGCCGGAGATTGTCTCCAGTCCGAAGAGCGAGAACGATGCCATCGCCGCCCCCCGTGGCGAGGCCAAGTCCACACTGGTGACGCAGTTGTTTACGCTGTGGAACATCGTCACCGGGCGCAAGCATTACCCGCTGCTTATCATGGATGCCATCGACCAGGCTTATCCGATGCTGGAAGCCATCAAGACCGAGATTGAGTTTAACCCGCGTCTGGCGCTGGACTTCCCGGATGTGACGGGCAAGGGCCGGGTCTGGAACATGCATACCATCCTCACCAGTAACGATATCAAGGTGCAGGTGGCCGGTTCCGGCAAGCGTCTGCGTGGCCGTCGTCACGGGCCGTACCGACCAGACCTTGTGATACTCGATGACATCGAGAACGACGAGAACGTAGCGAAGCCGGAGCAGCGCGACAAGCTGGATAACTGGCTGAAGAAGACCGTGCTGCCGCTGGGTGGTCCGGGGGCAAAGCTGGATGTAATCTACATCGGCACCATCCTGCACTATGACTCGGTACTGTCGCGCACGCTCAGTAACACGTGGTGGCGTACAAAACGTTTTCAGGCCATTCTGGAATGGCCTGTCAATATGGATTTATGGGACCAGTGGGAAGAAATCTACCGCAACAACGACGAACAGGGTGAATGGCTGGCGGCATCGTTCTATCAGGATCACTTCGATGAAATGAACGAAGGCGCAGTGGTGTCCTGGTCAGCCCGTCCGCTGGTCGAGCTGATGAAAATCCGCGCCCGTGACGGCCACAGCACTTTTGATTCGGAATACCAGAACGACCCGGTCAGCGGCGAGGATGCCATCTTCGCCGGTGAGGGTGTGTTTCACTTCTGGGTCAACCGGCTTAAGGAGTGGGTATTTTATGGCGCGGCTGACCCGAGTCTCGGCAAGGCCGGTAACCGGCGCGACCCGTCGGCACTGCTGGTCGGCGGCATGAACCGCGAGACCGGCATACTCGACGTGGTCGAGGCCAGAATCCGCAAGCGCGTCCCGGACAAGATTATCAGCGACATCATTGAGCTGCATAAAGAATACGGCTGTCTGGTCTGGGCGATTGAAGCCGTACAGTTCCAGGAGTTTTTGCGCACCGAGCTGATTAAGCGCTCGGCAGCGATGGGTATTCATGTTCCGGCACGGGCGGTTATTCCTCATTCTGACAAGCTTCTGCGTATTGAGTCCCTGCAGCCGCATATGGTCAACGGTCTTATTCGCCTGCACGCCAGCCAGCAAACCCTTATCAGCCAGCTGAGACACTTCCCCAAAGCCGACCACGACGACGGACCGGATGCGCTGCATATGCTGTGGGCGCTGGCGGTAAGCGGTGCCTGTCGCTATGAGTTTCAGTCGGTGCGCGGTGGCAGTGACCGCGATGATAACGATGACCGGTCACGCCGTGGGCGCTGGGACGGTGATGACGACGACGATGATGACTGCCGTCGTGGTGCCTATTAATCAGGAGTATTTATTATGGCGCAGATAGTTGATGTGCACGGGAATCCCATTAAGACCGCGCCGCTGCGTGAACCGCAGTCGGCTGACCTTATTAACCTGCGGCGCACCTTCTCAGAGCACCCGTCACGCGGACTGGATATCCGCAAGCTGCCGCGCATTCTGGAAGCTGCCGAACGCGGTGACCTGCGGGCGCAGTCTGACCTGTTCTGCGACATGGAAGAGCGTGACGGGCACATCTTTGCGGAGATGTCCAAGCGCCGTCGCGCGCTGCTGACGCTGGACTGGTCCATCAAAGCACCGCGCAACGCCACGGCGGCAGAGAAGGATATGGCAGCTGAGGCGAACGAGTGGTTCCAGGACCTGCCGAACTTTGACGAGTTTATCCTCGACATGCTGGACGGCATTGGTCACGGCTTCTCGCCGATTGAGATCGAGTGGAACTACACGTCAAAATCACGGTTCTGGTTCCCGAAAGCCTTTCACAAGCGTCCGCAGAGCTGGTTCCGCACGCTGCAGGACAACCGCGATGAGCTGCGGCTGGACGACTACAGCGTCGATGGTGCACCGCTGCAGCCGTTCGGCTGGGTGGTTCACCGGCACAAGGCCAAAGCCGGTTATCTGCCGGAAACCGGCCTGCACCGTGTGCTGTGCTGGCCGTATCTGTTCAAGAACTTCTCGGTGCTCGATCTCGCTGATTTTCTGGATGTGTACGGGTTCCCGATGCGTGTCGGCAAGTACGGTAACGGGGCGACAGAACGCGATAAAAACACCCTGCTGCGGGCGCTGATGCACATAGGTCGCGATGCGGCGGGCATTATCCCGGACGATATGGCCATCGACTTTCAGGATGCGGTCAAGGGCGATGCTAAAAACTTCCAGGTGATGATCGACTTCTGCGACAAGACCATCTCCAAGGCGGTACTGGGCGGGACGCTCACCTCTCAGGCTGACGGGCAGACCTCCACCAACGCGCTGGGCGGCGTGCATAACGAGGTTCGCCATGATCTGATGGCGTCAGATGCGAAACAGACCGGTGGTACCCTGACGCGGGGTGTGCTCTACCCGCTGCTGGTGCTTAACGGGTATCAGGTTGATCCTCACCGGATGCCGCGCTTTGCATTTGATACCCGCGAACTGCTGGACCTGACGCTGTTCTCAGAAGCGATGCCCGCACTGGTGAGCATGATGGACATCCCGGCCTCATGGGCCTATGAGAAAACCGGTATCCCGCAGCCGCAGGAGGGAGAACCCCTGCTGCGTGCGCCGTCAGCCTCAACACCGACGCCACAGGGTGAAACGCTGCCGGTTGCCCCGGCATCACAGCAGCTACCGGCGCATATCGCCGCGCTGACGCAGAATGTCCCGATGGAAGTGCCGCCAGACCCGGCGCAGGATGCGGTGGACAGTGCGCCAGGGGCAGTGTTCGCACAGAACGTCAGCACGGCAATGAACAATATGCTGGCACCTCTCATGGCAGCACTGTCGCAGGGAATGCCACCTGAAGACGCTATGGAAAAACTGGTGGAGCTGTACCCGCAGCTGAGTACCACCGAGCTGACACAACTCACCAGTCAGGCACTGTTCACAATGGAAGTATGGGGGCGCATCAATGCCTGATGTCGATCTCGGCTATGCCATCGGGCTGAAGCCTGAGCAGGCGATTAATTACTTCCAGGCGAAGAACTTCACCATTGGCTTCAACTGGCATGAGGTGGAGGCCGAAACCCACGCCTGCAGCTTCACCGTCGCCGGTATTCTCAAGATAGACGTGCTGGAGACTATTCACCAGAGTCTGGCTGATGCGCTGGCCTCAGGGCAGAGTCAGGCATCATGGGAGAAAACCATCGAGCCGGTGCTGGAGAAAAAAGGCTGGATGGGAGACGGTCTGAAGGCTGACGAGGACGGTGTGCTGGAAGGTAAACAGCTGCTGCCGTACCGTCTGGACACCATCTTTCGCACCAACATGCAGTCGGCCTACGCGGCGGGCCATTACCAGCAGCAGCTGGCGAACGTCAGCTTCCGGCCCTACTGGGAGTATGTAGCGGTGATGGACAACCGCACCCGCCCCACGCATGCGGCGCTCAACGGCCAGACGTTCCGCTGGGATGACCCGTTCTGGGATGCGTGCTACCCGCCGAACGGCTACCGGTGCCGCTGCCGTGTACGCACCCGCTCTGAGCGCGACATGGAAAACCACCCGACCGGCGTGCTGTCCAGTGAAGGGCGCATGACCGTGATACAGCAGCCGTGGGGTGACGGCACCACCCGCCCGGTACTGGCTTACGATGATCCGAAATCCGGGCAGCGTTTTGTGCCGGATGCGGGATTTGGCCACAACGCCGGTCGCTCGTATCTGGCGTCGCTTGGTCAGCGTCTGATGGAGAAAGCGACGGTGGCCACGCCGCAGATTGCGGC